TTACCAGCCCCGCTTTTCAGCCTCGGCGGCCAGAGTCGCCTGATCCACGTTGCTCTCGTACTGGGCTCGTAAGCCCGCCCTCGCGAGAGCCTGTTTCTCGGCAACCTTCTTAAGGTGGGCTACCGTGGATGCGAGCTGCTCGTTAGTCCCGAGCTTATGTCGACGGCGGATCAGCTCTGAAAGCTCCCAAGCCTCCAACCCAAGCTCGACTGCCTTGACCTCGCTGACCCAATAGTCGTCGGATTCCCAGTCGGCCCGGTAGCATTCCGCTTGCGCCTCCTCGACGAGGGAAGGAAAGCCCAGAGCGGCCATGGCCAGCGAGGTTTCGACCGCTCGCCAGTTGATGTCGGACGGGAAGGCATCGAGGACCGGCAGCTTTCCGGCCTTCGAGGGACCACCGAGGGCATTGGTAACATCGCAGTCGCGCAGATGCCCCTCGCATAGGAGGACATAGCGCTCGAAGATCACGGCCAGGCGAACGGCGGCGTAAGTCGTGTCCGACCTCTTCTTGCCCCGTTCGGTGAAGGTATCGAGCCCCCATTTCAGCGATTGATTGGCCACTGCGGCCACGACGCCGCCAATCCCTGCGACCTGCAGAATGCTCACGAGAGAAAGTTCGTCGGCCATGGCTGTTTACCGTTGGGCGCCCGAAGTGATCACCACCTCGCGCACCCGCTTCGTCTTGTCGCCGCCGCCCGCCTGATAACTGAGCTCGACCGTCTCGACCGAAGCCCAGGCGAACAGCTCGCGCACCTCGGGCACGTCGTTCAGCGAGAGGATGAAGCGGCCTTGAAGGTGTTGTAAAGCGGCGCTCAACTGCTCGAACTCCTCCCGGCCGAATAATCCACGGCCATAGAAGTGCTCGGTGCCCCAATAGGGCGGGTCGAGATAGAACAGCGTGCCCGGCCGGTCCCAGCGCTGGATGAAGCCCTGCCAAGGGAGGCATTCGATCCACACACCGGCCAGGCGATCATGCACCGCTTCGAGGAGCGGCTGCAGGCGGGTGATGTCGAACCTCGCCGGCCCGCGGGTGTCGATACCGAAGGACCTGCTCGCAACCTTTCCGCCGAAGCTGAGACGCTGGAGATAGAGGAATCGGGCCGCGCGCTCGAGATCCGTGAGTGTCTCCGGATCCTGGGCATTCAGCCGTTCGAACTCGGCCCGGCTAGCGAGCTGCCAGCGCAGCATGTCCAGGAAGGCCTGGTAGTGCCGCTGCAGAACGCGAAAGAACGTGGCGACATCGCGAGAGGCATCGTTGATGACCTCGGCCTTCGGCTTCATCGGCCGGCGCAGAAAGACGCCACCCATGCCAACAAAGGCCTCCGCGTAGGTGGTGTGCTCGATCGCCGCGATGCGTTCGACGATCGTGCGGGCGAGTTGCTTCTTGCCGCCGATATAGCCGGCGACGGGCGAGATGGGACGTACCTCGTTCATGGGATCTTAGAACCTGATGGCGCCCGCTATGGCGCGGCCTAGCGGCCGTCGTGGCGGGCGATGTGATTCCAGTCTCGTCGGGCGGCTGATCTGCCAGGATTCCGGCCGCCGGAGCCGCAAGGCTCCCCTGTCACGTCACCGATCGCGATGCGTCATCACCTCGCGCACGCCGAGGGCAACGCCCAAGCCGTCCATCCCGTCATCGCCGCTACGGGGGCCGGTGCAGCCGGCGAGGCTGAGCATCATGACAATGAGCGCGATGCGGGTCATACCAAGATCACTCCTGCCCAGATGACACCGGCCGCCAGCTCGGCGAGCCAGATTGGATTCGAGGGGTGAGCGCGCCAGGCCAGCTCATAGGCGGCCGTGATGGCTACGGGCACGAGCAGCGCCAGGCAGAACGTCAGTCCCAACGACCAGGCCGGGACGAAGCAGCCGATCAGCAGAACGCCCGGCATAGCCATCATGTGGCGCATCAGGAGCGCGAGATGGTCGTTACCGCCGGCAATGCGCTCGATGAAGATCTCGAAATCATCACCGCTCGGTGCGATCGGGGCAGGAAGCCGTCCGAGATCGAACCAACGGCCCCAGGGCCAGACAGCCCAGAAGAAATAGGCCACGGCGACCGCCAGGGCGGCCCGCCAGGGAACGACGAGGAGCGCTGCCGCGCCGATGACTGGCGCCATATAGTATAGAGAGCGACCGGGCAGCCAGGACGGCATCCAACGATCGTCGCCGCGCAGGCGATTGAGGGCCGCGCAGAGCAGAACGAGCAAAAGAGCCGTCACGCGGTCGCTCCCGACACACCCCAGACCGCGGCATCACCGGCATTTGAAAGCACGGTGAACACCGCATCGGCGTGCTGCTCGGCGATGCCGACATGGGCGGCTTTGGAGGCCGGCAGGGAGATCGTCGCGCCGGCGCCGAGCGCCCAGGTGACCGCCCCGGCACCCCCGCGGCGGACCGTGACGGTCTCGCCCTCGGCCCAATCAGCCGGCAGCGTGACCACGCGCGCCGCAGCATTCGTGACGATGGCGATCGCGCCCTTGTCGTCGGCCGACAAGGCGACATCAGCGGCATAGCGGTTGATCCGGACGCCCCGCTGCTGGACGAAGCCCGCGAATTCCGCCGCGGTCGGCCGGGTGGCCAGGCTATTCCGCTTCAACTCGATGCGGTCGGTCGCAAGCACCGGAGCAGGCTCCGGCGTCGAAGGCCCCGGCGCACCGGTCGGCAGGATCGTGCCCTGGGCAAGCTCGTAGGCCGCCTGCTCGGATGTCAGCGTGATCGTGGTCTGACCGGGCGTGAGTTTGATGCCGGCGATATAGGGGCCGGCCTTAGCGGTGACGATGTCGTAGACCTGAGTGGCCATGCTCACTCCTCCTTCTTCTTCCCGGAGGAGCCATCCTCCTTGGATTTGACCTCGACCTTCGTGGTCCAGCCGTTGTCGTCGAAGACCTGATCGACGGCGTCGCTGCGCCAGGTGCCGGCAATGCCGGTGCGAAAGGACGATCCGGCGATAACGTCGGCCTCCGCCTGGGCGTCGAAGCGCCCGCGGGCGAGCTGGAAATGGCCTTCGCCGGTGTTTCGGGTCAGGCGCTGGGCTTCAGCCTGGGCGGCCTGCTCGGCCAATTCCTTGGTCGGGTAAGGCGATTTCATCGTGAAATCCGGGCCCTTCAGGCCGGTCTCGGCGTCGACCTTCACTCGCTTGCCGGTCTTCTGGTCGATGTAGGCGGCTTTCACCTTGCCGTACTGCGCCCGGCCGTTCGGCGTGATCGACCAGGACTTGCAGTCGCTCTTCTCAATCTCGATCGGCGCGAGGTTCTGGCCGCCGGTCGACTTCGCGGCTCCGCGTTTCGAGACGACGAGCTTGTCGCCCATCGGTTTCACCACGCCGCCATGCTCGTCGGCCAGCGTGGTCAGGAAGTCGATCTCCGAGGTGTCGATCCGTGCGCGGTACGGGATCTTGATCTTGGCGAGCTCGGGATCGACCCGCGCCGTCATGCCGTTGCGCTTGGCGATCGTCTCGGCGATCTCTCCGATCGTCTTCTCCTCGAAATGCTCGCGATCGACGCCCTTCAGCTTGGTCTTCAGGTCGGCGGCGCTGGCCTGGATGACGACGAATTCCCCCTCGTCGGCATCGCCCTTGAGCTCGATCGACTGCATCTCATAGGTGCCGAGGAGGCCCTGCTCTCCACCGATCCAGCCGCCGTAAGCGACGATCGTCGCCTTTTCCGGCGGCAGCTCGATCGCGTTCTCTGCATCGTCGAGCGTGAAAGTGGCCTTGTCTGAACTCTGCCCGGCCTCATCACGAAAGGTCGCGCTGACCAGGCGGGAATAGAAGCCGCCCGAGACCTCCTGGCCGTTCACGGTGATGTGGATGAACGGCCGATGCCCCTGCTGGCGTTTGGCGAGCGCGAAGGCCACGGCTCAGCTCCAGAGCTTGACGGTTTCGCGCAGACGGGCGCGGGCCGCCGGCGGTTCCGGCAGGTCGACGATGGTGCCAACCGGCAGGATGATGCCGGCTGAGGCGATGCCGGGATTGCGCGCCAGCGTTTGCTCGAGGAGAAGCTGATCCTGTCGGCCGAGCTCGCGCCACACGACCAGGTCGAGCGTCATTGCGTCCTGGACCACCTTCACCCGGGCCATCAGAACAGCCCTCCGAAGGGTCCGCCATCGCCGCCGAAGGAGGCGAGTTTGACGCCGAACTCGACCTTTCTGCCGATTCCATCCTCGTGGATGTGCTCATGCGAGGCGCTGACTTCGAGGATGACGACGGTGCCGAAGACGCTGGCGACAAGGCCGCCGGCGGACCATCCGAGCAGCTCGACCGGCTCGCCCGCCATCTGCGTCGCCTTCAGCGCCAGATATTCGTCATGGCCGCCCCATTCCTGATTGAAGTAGAGGCCTTTGACTTCGAAGCTGTCCTCATCCAGGCCGGTGAACTGCCTGGCGGGCCCGACGCCGAACCGCTTGGTTGCCGGCCAGCTGACCTTCGTCTGCTCCTCGATCGTCTGCAGCGAGAGCGGCAGGATCTCGAAAAAGTGCGGCCCGATGGCCAGGACGGGAACGCCGGCCATCACTCGACCCCATCATGCAGGGCGCCGTTGAGCCTGCGGCTTCCGCCGCCCGACATGCCGGAGGAGGCGGCGGCCTGGGCCTGTGCCGCAACATTGCGGGCTGCAGCGACCGCGCGCGCACCGCCGGCGCGAATGCCGGATTCGAGCGTAGCCATCATCGCAGCGCCGGCGGCCGAGAGGTCGGCATTGGAAAAGGCGCCAGTAATACCGGTGCGGATGCCATCGGCGGCCGCCTCGGCGGTGGCGCCGCCCTGACGCAAGCCCCCAGCCAGGCTTTCCGCTATGGTGATGCCAGCAGCGCCCAGGTCGACATCGCCAGCTCCGATCAGGCTCTTTGCCCAATCCTTCATTGAGGGCCGGAACGACAGAGCTCCGGGCCCGGCTCCCTTCGCCTCGGCCGAGGTTGGTGCACCGGCGGGGCCAAAGCCGAATTGGCCACCCGGCCTGCGGGCGGAACCGAGCCGCGATCGGATGCCCATGGCATCGGATTCGAACCCTTTGCGGTCGGCGGGATTGGACGAGCTGGCGGCGAGTTCCTCGGTCGCTGCCAGCCTCGCCTCGAGGCGCTTGACGCGCTCCAACAGAGCCACGGCCTCGCCGCGTCCCGGGTTGGCGCGATCCTCCTGGTCGGCCGGCCGGCGGGGATCGACCGCCGCAGGAACACGGCTCGGATCGATGGCGCGGATCTGCTCGACGATCGCCGCGAGCCGATTGACCGAATAGGCGAGCTGCTCGTCGGTCGCGCCGGCACGGCGGCGGTTCTCGATCGATGAGCCGAGCGCGGTGCGCTCCTGCTCGAGCTCGAGCAGGCGAGAATTGTTGGTCAGATCGAGATTGGCTCGATCGACCCGCTTGCCGGCGGCGCCCTCCTGGATCCGCTTGCGGTAGGCGGCATCCTTCGCCATTCGCTCGCGCTCTTCGGGCGTCAGGGGCTGGTCGCCGGCGACGCGACCGGCGGTGGCGTCCTCGGCGGCGCGATCGGCACGCTCCTGGGCGCGGTCGGCGGCACGCTTATCCAACGCGTCGAAGCCGGCGATGATCTTCTCGATACCCTCGTTGATGCCCGGCAAAGCCCAACGGCCAAGCCGGTCTCCGACTTCGCTCGCCAGCGATTTCAAGCGCTGAAGGTGATTGTCGGTCGTTGCGAGCTGAATGTTGAGGTTCTGCTGGGCAGAGCCCTTCCACTTTTTCGGATCTCGGACGATTTCGAGGTTCTTGATGATCTCTGGCAGAGCCTGGCCGGCTCGCGCGATTTCATCCCACCATTGCTCGCCGAAGATCTTGATGGCCACGGTCGCGGCGTCGGAGTGCTTCTCGATGCGCTTGAGCACATCAAGCATCGTACCGGTAGCATCTGCCTTCATGCCCTTTTCGACGCCGCCGGGCGTCAGATCGAGCATCTTCAAACCTTCGCCAACGCGCTTGGGGCGCGATTTGGCGGTTCGCAGCAAGCCTGCGAAAGCGGAGAACGCCCGGGAGGCAACTTCCGGCGCGATCGCGACATTGTTCATGCCGGTCAGGAACGCCAAAGACGTATCGAAATCGACGCCGGCCTTCTTCGCCGCCGCCCCGGCGCGCTGGAACATCTCGACGACGTCCATCTCTTTTGCCGCGCCGGAGTCGGACAGGGCGTTGACCTTATCCACGAACTCCTCGAGCTGCGGATTGAGCCACTGCGTCGAGGCCCGGATCTTCGCCAGAGCGTTTGAAGTCTTGTCGGCCGTGGCGTCCCAGGCGGTTGCGGCGGCGAGGTTGATGCGGATGAAATCCGCCATGTCCCCCTTGCTGATACCGCCGGCGCCGGCTTCCGCCACCAGAGAGGCGACCTCCTCGCGCGAGCGGCCATAGGCGATGGCACCGCCGACGATCATCTTCTCCATCTTCGCGAGCTCGGCGGGATCATCCATCCCATCGACCTTCTTCTTCACCTCCGCCATGGCCTTCTCGAAGGAGATCGACTGGCCGACCGTGGCGCGGGCGGCCATGCGCGCGCCCTGGACGCCGAGATAGCCGCCGACGAGCGCCTTGGTGCCCCCGAAGAGCGTGGTGCCGCCCTCTTTGGCTCCCTCGCCGCCAGGGGCGGACTTGCGAGGTTGCGCCTGGGCGCGAGCGGCACGCGCCTGCGCACGGCTGGCCTTACGGCCGACCTGGTCTATCTCCCGACCGGCCGCCTTGGCATTGCGCGAGAGGTCGAGGAAGTCCCGGCCGAGCTTCTTCGGGCCGGAGCTCGTCCCGAGCTGGTTTGCCGCCGTCTTCGTCTCGCGCAGGTAACGCACGGCCTGGCGCGAGCTCGACGAGAGGTTCAGGAAGTCGCGGTTGAGGCGCTGGCCGCCCTTAGCGCCGTCGAGCCCTTTGGCCGCGTCCTTCACGCCCTTGATGTCGGACTTGGCCTTGCGTGCGCCGCCGCCGGTGCGCGCGATGAAGTCCAGGATCATCTTGACGCGCATATCCATGCGGCCGGGCTCCTACATGCAGGCGAGCGTTCCGAGCTCGCCGTGCCAGAACAGGATTTTGCCGACGTGCCAGGACAGCACCATCGGCAATGGCGTTCCGCTCCCGCGGGCGATCTCGATGGCGTAGAGCGGCACCGAGGCGAGCGCGGAGCGGCGGATCAGCCGCGGACGTCCTCCCGCGCCAGATCCTTCTCGAGGGCGAGGATGGCGCGTGGCAAGAAAGGGACGAGGGCATCGGCCACCCGCTCCGAATCGTCCGCCGCCATGGCAGCGAACACGGCGGGGTGAACGCCGCAGATCATGGCGCGCAGGCGGATCGGCAGCGTCGTCTCGTCCGGATCCTGCTCCATCAGCTCGGCGATATCGGCGCCGGTTGGCCGCCTGATCGTGATGACGGCCAGATTCTCGCCGTCGACGAGCAGCGCATGCTCCAACGGGACGTTCGTCGACCAGGCTTCGGGGACCGCCGGAGCGATTTCAGGGAGGCGCCCATATCCCGAGACCGACCGCGCCGCCGGCGTCGCCTCAGCGGCGCTCAGCCCGGGATAGCCCGGGTAGGGCTTCACCGGCGAAAGGTCGGGCTCGCTCATACGGTGAGCCCGAGCATGTTGGCGAGGCGAGTCGACTGGCCGTCGCTGTCGACCCAGCCCCCGAGCTCGATGTTGAAGCGAGCGATTTCCTTCGTGCCGATCGTCAGCAGGTAGGACGAGATCGACTTGATCTCGTATTCCGTTCCGAGCAGCGAACCGCCTTCGTGATCGTCGACCTCGAAGTTGAGGCGGCCGTACATGGTCGCCACCACCTGGATCTCGCGATCGGCCTGGGAAGTCGCGTATTCGTTCACCAGCGCGCCGAGGATGGTGAACTTGCGCCGGGAGCCGAATGGCGTGCGGAACAGCGAGAGGACATCCGGCTGCATGCCCTTCAGATTGAAGCCGGAGGCGCAAGGCTCGCGCGTCGTCGCGACCTCGATCGAACCATTGCTCGCGGCCGGCGAGAACTCGTCATACTTCTCGCGCTGGACCGGGAGCTTGGTCTTGCCCAGCGAAAGATGGGTGTTGAGCGCCTGCCCGGCATCATCCTCCGTCAGGAGGTTCGAGCCGCGGAGCACAAGAAACGGAAGTGGGGCCATGGGTCGGGCTCTCCTGCGATGGCGCGAAGGTCAGACGCGATCGAGCGACTGCAGGATGCCGTCGGCGAGATCCGCGTAGTAGGTGAGGTTCCGGCGGGCGCCGAACTGGAGATCCTGCAGCGGCGCGGCCGGCTCGCGGTCGTATTCGACGCGCAGGATGCCGGACGCCATTTCCTCGTTGCTGTTGAGGCTGCGGTCGAACCAGGCGCGGCCGCCGAGGATGGCGCCCTTCGCCTTCAGGCTGTCCAGGAAGCTCTCCAGCGACTGGATCACCGAGACGGCGAGCGGCACCGAAAGGTTGCGATCCATCGCCCAGTAGAAGGCATTGACGACGGCATCGTCGATCATGTCGTTGGTGCGCACGACATTGACGAAGCGATCGAGCGGATCCTCCGCGCAGGTCTCGTTGCCCCACAGGATGAAGCCGGCGCGCAGCGTGGCGATGCGCTTCTCGTTCAGCCAGTTGGCCTCGCTGTCCGGCTCGCCGGTGTAATACGGGACCGGCCGCGACGGGCCAACGATTCCACCCATCTGCTGGTTGGACGGGCTTTCGAAGGGGCCACCTACCGTCTTGTCGCGCTTGACGAAGAGACCCGCGATGCGCCCCGAAGCCGGCTGCGTGACGATCGACGCACCGGACAGAACCTTGATGGACGGGTGGAAAAGATAGGCGCGCGGGTCGTTCGGGAAGTCCTGGCGGTAGGTGTTGGCCACCTCCTTCGTCGCATCCGGCGTGTTGAGGATCTTGATAGCCTTCAGGCGCGTCGCGATCCCATCGAGCTCGGCCGCGACCGGGTTCTTCGCGCCCGCGAGCCGCTGGCTGTCATAGCCCGGGGCGATCAGCAGCTTGGCGGGCTTTGAAGCCTGCTTGAAAGCATGGACGCCGGAGTAATCGGCGCCGGATCCGACCATGTTGGCGATGGTCTGCTCGAGCTTGGTCTGCGGATCGGCCGAGGCTCCCTCGGCGACGCGAACCACCTGAACCTCCGCGACGACGCCCTGGTCATCGAGAGCGTCGAAAACGGCATCGACGTT